AAGCTGCGAACATCTTGGCTTGCCTTGGTATATATACAGCGTAGAAAATAAAGAATGGCATAATTTTGAACCTAGTGAATATAAATCTGGACTTTTTGGTAGAACATGGATTTGGGGTAAATATGATTGTTGGAGTTTGATTACTGATTATTTTTTAGAAAAAAAACAAATAAATTTAAAATTTTGGAAAAGACCGAAAAATATGAAAACTTTTTGCAAAAATCCTTATTTTGAAGAAGTTTTAACTGGATCAGGCTTTATCGAGGTTTCAAAAGATAATATTAATGATGATGATGTTTTATTAATGAAAGGAGCAAATGAAAAATTAAATCATGTTGCTCTTTATATTGGCGATCAAACAATTTTGCATCACAATATTAGACAGTTAAGTTGTAGAGAATTATATGATTTAAAATATATAAAAGTAACAAAAAAGGTTTATAGATATGCAGCTTAAAAAAATACGAATTTATGGAAGATTAAGAAAATTTTTAGGACAACCATATTTTGAAGCGGCTGTTTCTAGCCCTGCCGAAGCTGTTCGTTTTTTATTGGCAAACTTTCCTGAAGTTGAAAGACATATGGCCGATCAATTTTACAAAATAAAGATGAATAATTTAGAAGTTGATCTTGATTTTATCGGCATGAAAGGACAGGGCGATATTCAAATAATTCCTTTAGCTTCTGGTTCTGGATTCCTTGCGCCAGTTATAGGAGGTGTTTTTAGTGCGGGGGCAGCGGTGGCAAGTGCAGCCGTAGGAGCCGCAACAGCTATCGGTGGCGCGGCAATAGCAGCGGCGGGAGCTATAAGTGCAATCCCTGTTGTTGGTTCTATTGCAACAGCTTTTGCAACTGATCTTGTTATTGGTGGTATTACTTCATTGATTGCGCCAACGCCTTCGGTTCCTACAGGAAATGTTTCTGATAGTTTTTCACAAAACGATCCTGAGGCCGCCGCATCGTTTGGATTTTCTGGAATTTCTAACGTTAGTGTTGCCGGCGTTGCAGTTCCTATTATTTATGGAGAAGTTTTTACAGGATCAGTTGTTATAAGTTCTGGAATTGATACTGTTCAAGTAGAAGGAGAAAATTAATGATATTTCCTATAGGACAATTCGCTAACGTTTTAGGTCTTATTAATGATCCAAATCTGCCTGAAGACGTTCTCGCGTCTAAACAGTTTCAAACACTTGTTGAACTTTTAGGAGAAGGAGAAATTGAAGGTTTTCCTTCTGCTACAGGTTCACAGGGTTCAGCAGAATATAACCAAAGTTCACTTAAAGACGTTTTTCTTAATGGAACTCAAGTTCTGCAACAATCAGCAGGCACTAGTCCAAGCGATACAGATTTTAATTTTAAAAATATTACTTTTGAACCTAGATTTGGAACTTCAGACCAAACAGCAATTCAAGGTATTTCTGAAATAGAAACAGAAAATGCTGTTGGTGTTGTAGTAACTCAAAGCACACCTGTTTCAAGATCAATTACAAATACTTCAATAAATGCTGTAAGAGTTACAATAGGTTTTCCACAATTGCAAAAATTTGAAGATAATGGCGATATAAATGGTTCAGAAGTAGCTCTTACAATTCAAACAATAGAAAACGATGGAACAACAACAGAAGTTATTAATGACACAGTAAAAGGCAGAACAGCAAGTACATATTTTAGAGATTACAAAATAAATTTAAAATCTTCTACTTCTTTTCCTGTCACTATAAGAGTAAATCGAACAACGGCAGACAGTACAGAATCAACACATGTCAACGCCTTTCAATGGTCATCTTTTACAGAAATAATAAATGAACAGAGAGCATACGCAAACTCGGCTCATGTTGCCTTACGTTTTGATGCTGAAACGTTTCCAACACAGCCCCGCCGGATGTTCCGCATCAGAGGAACAAAGATCAAGATACCGCATAATTCAACTGTAAGATCTGACGGCTCACTTGAATATTCTGGTACATTTAATGGATCTTTTAAAGCTGACAAGGCTTGGACAAATGACCCCGCGTGGATTTTATACGATTTATTAACTACTTCTAAAGGATTTGGAGATCATATTGCAGAAAGTCAACTTGACGTTTTTAGTTTTTTTGCAGCGAGTCAATACGCATCAGCGCAAATTGATGATGGTCAAGGCGGAACAGAACCAAGATTTGCTTGTAATGTCGTAATAAATACCAGAAAAGAAGCATACAACTTAATAAATGAACTTTGTTCTGTTATGCGTGTGATGCCTTTTTATTCAGCGGGTTCTATTTCAATTTCGTGCGATAAACCAACAGACGCTTCATATCTATTTAATTTATCAAACGTAACGCCCGAAGGTTTTACTTATAGCAACACAAGCAAATCAACAAAACATACTGTTGTTAATGTTGCATATTTTGATAATGAAACTCAAACGATTGATTATGAAACTGTAGAAGACACAGCTTTACAAGCTAAATATGGACAAGTTGTAAAAAATTTAAGAGGATT